ATGAAATTAATCCTATTGAACTTGCCAAAGCCGAAAAATTACCGATACCAGATAAACCGAATTCCGATTTAATTAAAGAAAAAATCAAGACAATAGAAAATCTCATAATATACACTGTCCAGTTTCCAATGGTTCTTAATACAAATATCGCCCCCTATGATAGTAATGGTGATAGAAATACTGAATATAATAAAGCATTCTATGAAAGTAGTATGCAAAGTGGTTCTTTTCCTGGTAAATCGTCAAGTTCTATTATAAGAATTTATGAAAGTAGATATCCTCGTTTAAAATACGATGTAATCGATGATAAATCAACAATATTTTTAGTATTGCATACAGATAAAGATGAATATAAAAAATCAATATTTAAGAAAATAACCGAAAATACAAGAATTATAATCGTTGGTCATTGTTGCATACCAAATTCGGATAATTCCTTTATTAATAGTGATGATATAGATAATGGTCGTCTAAGCAAATTAAACTTAAAACCGGATGATTATAATAATAAGTGTATAGTTAGCAATACCAACAAATTTAAATTAATACTATCGGCTTTAAATTTTACAAATGATATAAAAAATGCTGATATAAAAAAATTAGGGATTATAGAATTAAATGCATGCAATGCATATAGCCTTTTCAAAAAACCATTGTTTACTAGTTTAAATGAAAATAAAATATCATTTTATGGTATAATCTCCAATATGGAACCGATTAAACGGTTAGCTTCTACGATAATAGAAGAAAATAAAGATGTATATGATAAAAATCTTTTGGGTGATAAAAGTGTTATAACTATGCAAAACTCTAGCGAATACTATTTAAAAAAACTTTTCGATGGGGAATCGCATTATGTTGGGCCAGGTATATCAGGTCGCGAAATATATCCTCAAACTACTTTTAGCTATAATGACAAAAAAATTGAATGTGAGCTACAACCGAAAATTACTTTAACCTTGAATAATAAGAATATCTATTTTTATCTTATAACGAAGTGTCCTTATATAAACACTGAGGAATTACGTTACGTTAATAATACTAATTTTGTAGAAGAATGTTTAAAACGGAGAATTGTACGTATTAAGTATCATGGTGTCTATTTTGTATCTGAACAAGAATATTTATTTGAAACATTATTGACTAGAATTATTACAGGAATGTTATTATTCGAAGCATTTTATGATATTAATGAATTCGAAGCTACTAAAAAATTGTCTGGGAAACCGGCTGGTACATTTCTGCATAGGTTATCAAGCGATAACAGGGATTATGCAATACAAATTGTTCTTGATACGTCTAAAAATATTATTATTAAAATTAGAAAAAAATACGACCCTATTAAGGACATGGTTACGACAAACGCGCTGGATGGAACAGAAATTACTACTCGAAGAATTAAATTGAATAATACAAACTATGAAATCAATGTGGAAGGAATCAACTATAAACTAGTATTAAAACCATATGATGAGGATGAACAACCAGCAACCAAAGGAATATTAGGAAACCCTAAAAGTGATTATTAAAAAAAATATAATATCTATTTATGAACTACATAATAAACATATTTCATTTTCGTCTTTCGTTGTCATATTTTCATTTTTTGCCGAATTTGCAACCATAACACTAAATTTCTTTAGTGATTCGGCGTCATTCGGATTAACTGTAAATTTTTGCGGCGATACACTAGCCTGTGTCCTAATATAATAAGACCCGGTTTTTAACCCACCATTCCATGCATAAAATTGAGATGCATTGAATTTTTCAAATGTATAATCTTGAAAGAATAAGTTCATACTTTGAGCCTGGTCAACAAATGGTTGCCTATCTATACACATATCCATTATTATTTTTTGTGGTATCTCCCATATTGTTCTATAAATTTCTTTAAACCCATTAGGCAATCCATCAATTCCTTGGATGCTCCCCCCATTGACTTTTAGATAATTTATCATATCATTCGTCCATAATCCCATATCTTTAAGATCTCTAACCATGTATTTATTTATAATAATAAACTCACCTGATAAAACTTTTCTCTTATACATATTACTAGTTATAGGTTCAAAGCATTCATTATTTCCATTAATATGCGATGTAGATGCAGTAGGCATCATCGCCGTTAATAATGAATTTCTAATACCATATTTTTTAATATGTTCGCGTACTGTATCCCAGTCAAATAATCCGGATAAATCGGATTTCTTCAACCCATACATTTCCCAGTGTAATTGTCCTTTGGACCACGGCGAACCGCCGTTTTGTAAATAAGCAGGGTAAGCCCCTGATGTTAATGCAATATTTTCGTTATCTTTTTTATTTCGCATATATTCTTCTTTTGCTAATTTAGTAGACATACTAACAGCCCCATAATATATTGCTTCGAATATCTGTTTATTCATTTTTCTCGCCAATGTACTATCAAATGGTATTTTAAATTTATAAAACACATCCGCTAAACCTTGAACGCCTATGCCTATTGGTCTACCTCTCAGACTAGAAATTTTAGCCTCCTCGCATGGATACTTATTAATATCAATAACACGATTTAAATTTCGACAGCAAACCCCGGCAATCCTAGCTAATTCCTCATAATTAAATACTGGATTAACTGGATATTCATGGTCTAATACACGTTTATCATTTTCCGTATTTTTTAGTTCGTCTTCTGAATAAGTATCAACAACAAATTTAGGTAAACAAATGGATGATAATACACATGTACCAAATTCTTTAGAGTCGCTGTATATAGTGATTTCGCAACATAAATTACTGCTTTTAATGACCCCCATATTTGATTGATTATTATGATTATTAATATTATCCTTGTATAATATATACGGCAAACCGGATTCTTTTTGAGATTGAAATACTGCCGACCATATATCTCGAGCCCTATATTTAGCCGAAAATTTCCCATCACGTTCATAAGACAGATATAAGTTTTCATACTCAATTCCATAGCAATCATTTAATCCCTTGCATAAGTCCGGATCAAATGTAAGCCAATCTCCATCGCTTTTAACGCGTTTCATAAATAAATCAGAAACCCATAAAGCAAGAAATAAATCTCGCGTTCGTAAATTTTCGTCGCCATGATTTCTGCGTAAATTTAAAAATGCTATAATATCAGGATGATGCGGCTCTATATAGGCGGCAAAACTTCCCATACGCTTCCCTCCCTGATTGAATGCTCTAGCTACATCATTAAATATTCTTAAGAAAGGTATAGATCCTCCCGATGTGCCATTAGTAGACCGGATTAATGCGCCTGAACTCCTCCAATTTGAGAAATGAAACCCAATTCCACCGGCTAACTTAGAAATATTAGCACACTTGGTAGCAGTATCCATTATACCTTCCATAGAATCTTCGGTCCCAAGTAAGAAACAACTTGCCATAGATGGATTATTAGTTCCAGCATTAAATAGTGTAGGTGTTGCATGGATAAAATATTTTTGCGACATCAAATCATATGTTTCAAAAATATCTGTTAATGATTTTTGTGATTTATAATTATTGGCATCCATGTGGATAAAAATTGCAACTCTCATATATAAATCCTGAGGCCTTTCTATAAGTTTGTTATTTATTTGGATTAGATAACCCTTTTCTAGAGTACGAAATCCAAAGAAATCGAATAAATAATCCCTGTTATAATCTATCTTTTTTTCAATTTGTTCTTGATTTTTCTCTACGAATTTATAAAAAGTATCACTTATCATAGGACAGACCTTTCCATCTTTATCGGTTCTCATGTATAAAATATTCATTTTATCCTTAAAACTACTAAGTGTATTTTTATGGCAATTATTAATTACTATTCTCCCCGCTAAATCGGCGTATTCTCTATTTTCTACACTTAATGAAGCCGATAAATTGGCGGTATAATTATCAATACTACTCGTAGATATACCGTCGTATAAATTTTGAATTACACGCTGCGTTAACTGCGTTGCATTAACATTATTTAAAATATATGGTTCATTAACCAACCATTTAATTCTTAAATGAATCTTGTCAAAATTCATAGGTTCGCGATTCCCCTTTCGTTTGATTACGAACATTTTTTTGTGTTCGAATATACAACACTAATTATAAACATTTATATATAAATTCAAATTTTAAAAAAAATATATAGATGAATTTATAAACGGGTTTGTTTAATATTGTTCAATATCTGATTTTACATAAGAAGAATCCCATATTTGTGGATGATATCCATATTGATTTTTTGCAGTACTACACAGCCACATAGATTTATCCTTTATATATGTACTAACACTTGGATCACCACCATCTTCTCCTACCCATCTACAATATCTGTTTTTCTTATCACAACGTTCTGTATCATACCAACCTCTAGATGATCCATAACCTAGATTTGTTATAGTAGCACTTCTTCCGCATATTACAGGTTTGGGGTTATCTTCTTCCCAACCGCGTTCTTCACCCCAATCATCTTCATCATTCTGATCATCTGCATCATCCTGATCATCTTCATCTTCTTCATCTAATGGACGGGATTGTATTTCCGTTGGTTTTACAACTTGGGAAGGTTTTATAATTTTTGCGGGTTTCTTTTTAGATTTTTTTGGTTTACGCTTCACCGACTTAGATTCGTCCTTATCAAATAATCCATCCAAAACACCGAGCCATGCCAATATCATAATACATACTAATACCAAACTAATTATGGTAAATGTTTCCATATTATAGTTAATTTAAAATGTTTATTATTCCTTATATGAATAATAAAAAAAAATATATTAAATAAATTATAAAATGCATGAAAATAGTTGTATTAGAAATTATTATCAAAATTCATATCATCTAACTTTACTGGTTCTAAATCTTTTTGGTATTCAGTTACACGAGATTCAAAGAAATTTGTTTTCCCATCAAGGCATATCCTATCCATAAACCCGAAAGGTTGCTTAATATTAGGATATAATTCTGAATATCCCATTTGTAAAACTAAACGATTGGCAACGAATTTTATATATTGTTTCATAAGATCAGAATTCATTCCCAATAAATTGCATGGTAGTGATTCTGTTATAAATTGCGTTTCAATTTCTACTGCTTCATCTATAATTTGTGAAATAGTATCAAAGGATAATTTATTAGAAACATATTTAGTATATAATAAACATGCAAAATCGGTATGCATACCTTCATCTCTCGCAATAAAATCATTTGATTTACATAAGCCAGGCATTTTACCTGATTCATTTAACCAATAAATACAACAAAATGATCCTGAAAAGAAAATACCTTCGACTGCGGCAAATGCAACTAATCTAGTAGCAAAACTTGCATCCGAATTAATCCATTTTATAGCCCATTCGGCCTTGCGTTTAACGGATGGTATCGTTTCTATTGCATTAAATAAATCGGTTTTTTCTTTTTGGTTTGTTACATAAGTATCTATTAATTGAGAATACATAATACTATGTATGCTTTCCATCATCATTTGCATACTATAAAAACATCTTGCTTCTGGTATTTGAATATCTTTAAAGAATCGAATTCCTAAATTTTCCATTACAATACCATCGGATGCAGCGAAAAATGCTAGGACGTTTTTAATAAAATGCCTTTCATTATTAGTCAAATTTATCCAATCCTTTAAATCAGGAGTTAAATCAACCTCTGACTCAACCCAGAATGCTTTTCTATGTTTTTGAAATGCTTCCCACATATCAGGGTATTTAACTGGAAAAATAACAAATCGTTGTGGGTTATCTTCTAAAAGAATTTCGGACATGTTGTTGTACTATATAACATATATTATATTCAATTTTAAAATAAGATTATGGATATTCTTCGGTAGCCGACCTTAAATAACTAGCATTCCAAGTTGGGGGGTTATATCCATATTGGTCGGTGGGTGTGCTACACGACCAATAACTTTTACCAAGAGAATTTGTAAACTGTGTTCTAATAGAAGGGTCCCCGCCATCTTGGCCTCCTACCCATCTGCAATATCTATTTTTCTTACCGCAATTTTCCGTGTCATACCAACCACGATGTGATGCATAACCCAGGTCTCTGATAGGGACGCTTCTTTTTCCACAATTGTTAACCGGTGTTACCACGACCGGCTGCACTAATACTGGAGATGCCACCGGCGTAACAGCTACTACTGGAGCCCCGCCACTTGGAGCCCCGCCACTTGGAGCCCCGCCACTTGGA